TTCGTGCAGGTGTGTACAGCTACAATAGAAACACTATTGAATATGACAACGGTGCTCGTATACAGGCAGTGACAACTACAGAAAACACCGGTCGTGGTAAATCTCTTTCATTAATTTATTGCGATGAGTTTGCGTTTGTGCAACCTCCAGAGAAAGCCAAAGAATTCTGGACTGCACTAAGTCCAACACTATCAACAGGTGGTAAGTGTATTATTACTTCAACACCTAACTCAGACGAAGATCAGTTTGCGTTAATTTGGACTGAAGCTAATAAACGATTTGACGAGTTTGGCAATGAACAAAAACTAGGTACTAACGGATTTTATAGCTTCTTTGCACACTGGGCAGAGCATCCAGATCGCGACGAAGAGTGGGCTAAAGTAGAACGCAGCAAGATCGGTGAGGAGAGATTCCGCCGAGAATTTGATTGCGAATTCTTGATTTTTGACGAAACATTAATCAACGCAGTACGTCTTGCAGAACTCAAAGGCACAGAACCCACAATGACAATGGGTCAGACACGATGGTACAAAGACATTAATCCACAGGCAACATATCTTGTAGCATTAGATCCTAGTTTAGGAACTGGCGGAGACAACGGTGCTATTCAGGTATATGAAATGCCAAGCATGGAACAAGTTGCCGAATGGTTTCACAATATGACTCCTGTACAAAGCCAGGTAAAACACATGCGTGAAATTTGTAAGTACATTCAAGATAGAGGTCAAGAAAAAGGTGGAACTCCTCAGATTTATTATAGTGTAGAAAACAATACACTAGGTGAAGCTGCCTTGATTGTCATCAATAACATCGGTGAAGAGCAATTTCCTGGATTATTTTTAAGCGAACCTATTAGGAAAGGACATGTACGTAAGTTCCGCAAAGGATTTAATACTACACATAAAACAAAGATTTCTGCGTGTAGTCAATTAAAACACATGTTAGAACAACAAAAGATGAAAATACGTTCTAAGCCTTTAATTTCAGAGCTTAAAACATTTGTAGCACACGGGGTAGGATTTGGTGCTAAAACCGGAGAGCACGACGATTTAGTATCCGCTACATTGCTTATTATACGCATGGCCGCGGTGCTAGCAGACTGGGATCCTAAGATTTACGAAAAAATGACAGATAGAATTACTGAAGATCAGATGCCCATGCCAATCTTTGTATCTAGCAGTATGTGATAAATACAACTATGGACGCAACAAACAATATCGCTACGGATTTATTTTATAAAATTAGAAGCCGCTTCACGGGTCTTAAATTAGGCGCTGAAACGGGCCAAGTAACCATTAATCCTGAAGATGCAAGGTTCTTTGATTTTGATTATGTAGAAGAAGGTAATACCATTGGACATGTTAGCATAAGTCTAGCAGAAGTTAATTCTATGAAAGTATACTTCTCTACAGGTATTACAGAATCAATGGATCCTAGAGAAAAGAAAAACTGGTACAATTTTTTAAGAGAATTGCGTATGTTTGCTAAACGTAGACTAATGAGTTTTGATACTAGAGATATCACTAAAGACAATTTAGATAAACGTGATTACTCATTTTTAAGTCAACACAGCAAACCTGCAACACCCCCAAATACGGTAACAACACAAGTCGGAGAAAGTGTAATGAACGAAAGCTCACTATATGGCTCAAAAACAATGAGCTATCAGAAATTAGAAGATACTCGCTTAATTATTAAACATAGTCAAGCATTAGCAGATGATATGCAACCAGGAGCAAGATCAAGAAATATTTCTGGACTATTTGTTGAAAACGGTGAAGGCGAACGTTTTAAATACCCGTTTATTCACTTAGCAGGTGCCCGTGCAATGCAACGTCACGTGGCCAACGGTGGTATGCCGTATGATGACGTTGGTAAAAGTATTATTGGAATGAGTGAAGAAATTGCTCAACTAAAGAGCTTTGGCAACTATGTTGTTCGAAACGACCTAATGAATTCAGACACAAACGGCATTGTAGAAAAAAGTTCAAATCAATTAAATTCTTTAAGAGAGATGATCGCTAAACTTGCAAAACAAAGTCATTACGAGGCTTACAAAAATTCTTTTCAGGCACACAGCCCAATGGAAGTACCGCAAGATGTTGTAGAAGATTTTACAGAAAAATTTACAGTTAAAAACTTTAAAGAAGATATCAAATCTGTATTTCCGGTATTGTACAGATTAATGCAAGAAGATAATACCATAGGCTATGACGACATAGTCGCAATGACCACACAAGAAGATTTCTCAAACGACGATGATGAAATTAATACAACTCCAGAGGCATTTGATCCGTTTGCACGTTTTGAAAACTGGGCAATGGCCCTAGGCGAAGAAAGTGGCATCCAGAGTGATGATCAAGAAACCAAGGCCACTGCAATTAAAGAGTTACAAGAATTAGTAGGACAACATTTTCCAGCAGGTGACAATGGCATGAACGCTATTCAAAGTCTAAAAGGAATTGTTGACGATTCAAGATTATATCAAGAAATTAAACAACAGGCAAAAGAAGAAGGCGACGATTCGTGTGTAAGAGGTCTAGTAAAAGATTGGCTAGAACAAAATGCACCCGATGTAGTTAATGAATTAGACTTTGGCGATTATCAAGAAGAAGAACCTGCAGGCGAAGAGCCGGTGACAGCCCAAGGGGGTGAAGAAACTGCACCAGAAGAAGTCCCGCGAGAATCTGATGATAAGCAAGATGATACCCCGCCATGGGATAATGACGACGAAGAATCAAATTTTAAAAAGCCCAACAATCCAAATCGTACAGGCCAAGATAGTGCTAGAGCATTAGCTCAAAAAGGCATGAAGCAACAAATGAATGTGAAAGAGATTGCTGAATTTGTTCATAGTTTTTATGATAGAGATTCAGGAACTTTTCCTAAAGGGCCAGAAGGAGTCGCTACAATGGTAGGCAAGAAATTTGGCGAGCAAGCAGAAGCCGTTGCTCGAAAGTTTGTTGAAAGAATGGCTCCACAACAACAATCACCAGAGATAGCAGAACTAGCTCGTATTAAAGAACTAGCTAGTTGGTAACAATTGTTCGTAGCAGTTAGAGTCTAGTTAACTCTATTAGATTGAGCACTTAGGTGCTCTTTCTTTTGGCTTTATAAATATGTGTATGAGAAATCTCAATATCTTTTTTAGTCTAGCACCAGCACCTGCATTTCTGTTAGGAGCAGCGATCAGCTATGCATACTCACATCACAACATATGCGGCGCATTTACTCTAGAAATGCCTATCATGTGGTTAATTATGGCAGCGGCACACATCAGTCCTTGGCTCATGTGGTGGCAGCAAAGAAAGTTTCAAAAATTCCAAACTCGTCCTGATAAACAGCAGTGATAGTGTCCATCCAGCACTGACAATATATCTTTATATAAATTCCACAATCTATCCGGATATTGCTCATAGTAGCCCGAGTCAATATAGCCTATGTCATAGGCCTTTACTATACCGTACGGACCACGTATGTACATGTTTGTAATAATACCGTGATCTGATTCGCCCAGTAGTTCCTGAGCAAACAGTAGTTGGGAGTCAATGTGTTGCCAATCCATATAGTATATAGTCGCTTTTTATTTTGGCTAGATTGATTGTCAACTAATCACCGACCTGCCGCGTTATATATATATGCAAGAAGAAAAACACCTTAACTGTTACAGTGATTTAAAATCGGATAAAAACGATCACGAACCACAGTCATTGCCAATCTTGCCTACATCATATGATTGGAAATATTCAAACTGTGATGAAAAGCGAACAGGGCCGTGTCAAAGAACAGATGTTATAACTTTGAGCATATTTCATTAATCTAAAAGGAACTCAAAATGAAAACTATCGCAACTTTAATCGCAACAATGTTTGCCGCAACTGTGTTTGCCGCTGAGCCAGCTAAGGCGCCAGCAACTCCTGCAGCCGCACCAGCTAAGGTAGAAGCCAAGAAGGAAGAGAAAAAGCCTGCAAAAAGTGACGGTGCAAAGAAGGACGCACCTAAAGCAGACGCAAAGCCAGCTGCTACTCCAGCAAAGTAAGTTCGATTTAGAAGATAGTGATCTCGTTGTTGACGATGAGGTTACTTTTGGTCGTAATCGACGCAGTGAAGAGTTTGGTAAAATAGTTCAGGATGATGAACTATCAGACTATGTGAAGTTTAGATTATGGCTGGCTAGACAAAGAGCAATGGCAAAGTATAGGGAAAAGTGGGCATGACCCACTTTTTCTTTTGGTGAAACAAGTCAAAAACATAGTAGATAATCGTTGACTTCGCTAAATAAAAAGCGCATAATAATACATGTGCATAAGGCATATAAAACATTTTAGGCATATCATAGGAGGCATTTAAAATGGCATCACTCGCAGAAATCCGTGCTAAACTTCAAGAAGCACAATCAAAGTCCACAGGACAATCCACCGGCGGTGGAGACAACGCAATTTACCCACATTGGAATATGGCCGAGGGCAAGGAAGCAGTAATTCGCTTACTACCTGATGGTAATCCCAACAACACATTCTTCTGGGTAGAACGTGCAATGATCAAATTGCCATTCGCAGGCATCAAAGGTGAAACAGATTCCAAACCAGTCCAAGTACAAGTCCCATGTGTGGAAATGTACAATGATGGTTCTGTTTGCCCAATCCTTAGCGAAGTGCGTGGTTGGTTTAAAGATAAATCACTAGAAGAAATGGGTCGTAAGTATTGGAAGAAACGTTCATACATTTTCCAAGGCTTCATTGTTGAAGATCCGCTCAAAGAGGAAAAGACTCCAGAGAACCCAATCCGTAGATTTATCATTGGTCCTCAAATCTATCAAATTATCCGTTCAGCATTGATGGATCCGGAGTTGGAAGAACTGCCAACTGACTATCTTAAAGGTGTCGACTTCCGCATTGCCAAGACATCAAAAGGCGGATTTGCTGACTACTCTACTAGTAAGTGGAGCCGTCGTGAACGTGCATTAACTGAGATCGAAGCAGGCGCATTGAACGCTAACGAACTGTTTAACTTATCAGACTTTTTACCTAAGAAGCCAACTGATGTTGAATTAAAAGTTATGAAAGAAATGTTTGAAGCATCAGTTGATGGTGAAGCATATGATATGGACCGTTGGGGACAATACTTCAAACCGGCAGGTATGGGTCAGGCAACTGGCGACCCGCATCGTGCAACTGCCAACACAGCCACACCAGCTGCCAAAGCAAATGACGACTATGCAGATAACGAACCTGTTTCTGTAGCAAGTGCGCCAGCAGCCGCAGCGGCTCCTGCAGGTGGTGACGGTGCTAGTCGTGCGCAAGATATTCTTGCCATGATTCGTAATCGTCAGAAGTAATTAGACTAAACATAGAGTGTGGGGCAACTCACACTCTATTTCTCAACAGGGCAAAAATAATATGGCAAAAGCATTTGATATTTCTAAATTTAGAAAGTCAATTACTAAATCTATCGACGGTTTAAGTATTGGCTTTAACGACCCAACCGATTGGGTTAGTACAAACAACTACGCATTAAATTATCTTATCAGCGGATACTTTGATCGTGGTATTCCACTAGGCAAGGTTACTGTGTTTGCAGGTGAAAGTGGCGCAGGTAAAAGTTTTATCTGTTCAGGTAATCTAGTCAAGAACGCACAAGCACAAGGTATCTATCCTATCTTGATCGATACAGAAAATGCACTTGACGAAAAATGGTTACATGCTCTTGGAGTTGATACAAGTCCAGACAAGTTGTTGAAACTTAACATGGCCATGATTGACGATGTAGCAAAGACTATCACAGAGTTCATTGCAGAATACAAAACAATGGATGAAGCAGATCGTCCTAAGATCCTGTTTATTATTGACAGCTTAGGTATGCTTTTGACACCCACAGACGTTAATCAATTCCAAGCAGGTGATATGAAAGGCGACATGGGTCGTAAGCCTAAAGCATTAACTGCACTGGTTCGTAACTGCGTTAACATGTTTGGCTCTTACAACATTGGTATGGTTTGTACCAATCACACCTACGCAAGTCAAGACATGTTTGATCCAGATGACAAGATCAGTGGCGGTCAAGGTTTTATCTATGCTAGCTCTATTGTAGTTGCCATGCGTAAATTGAAATTAAAACTTGATGCAGACGGCAACAAGACTACAACTGTTCAAGGTATTCGTGCAGCCTGTAAGATTATGAAAACTCGTTATGCAAAACCGTTTGAAAGTGTACAGGTTGAGATTCCTTATGAAACAGGTATGAGTCCATATAGTGGATTAGTCGACCTGTTCGAAGCCAAAGGCATGCTCAAGAAAGAAGGTAACAGCCTAGTATACACAACATCAGACGGTGAGATTATTAAACAGTTCCGCAAGGCTTGGGAACGCAATGAGAAAGACGGCCTAGACATTGCAATGGCAGACATTTCAAAACATGGCGAAAAAACCGATTCCGGGATAACTACTACAGTTGAACCTGAAACGGAGAGCGTAGAATGAAAGACGATGTAATTGCCGATATCTGGACATTAGTCATTGAACATATCCCGGAAAAAAGTCGTAAAGACGTAGCAGCGGATTTTGTTAATACTTTGTTAGATCATGGTGTTAAAGAAAGTGTACTAGATAGTCTATTAGGTGTAGATCCTTATCTCGATACAGCTATAGAATATGCCACCGACGGCGAAGACTATAGTGAAGAGGAAGATGAATACAACGAAGATTTTGAGGATTAAATGAATTGGTATGACAAGGTTAGTAAAGATATAAGCAACATTCCAGATGCTGCGGCCTATTATGAAGCTGAATTAATTCAAGCAAAACAAGATGTCCGCATAGCGGGTAACATCGAGAAGGCAAGTTCGCAAATGCCCGGCATTGTGGAAGAACGCTTTAATCAACTTCAAGAAATTGAAGGTATCCTTGAGTACTTAAACATTGAACTTCGTAGACTTCGTAGTCAACACTTTCGCAAGTATCTTGAAAACTATCAACGAGCTTTATCTTCAAGGGACTGTGAAAAGTTCGTTGAAGGTGAAGCTGACGTTGTAGATTTTGAAAAGATTATCAACGACTTTGCTCTATTACGTAACAAGTGGTTGGGTATTATTAAAGCACTCGATCAGAAACAATGGCATTTAAGCAATATTGTTAAACTACGAGTGTCTGGATTAGAAGACGCATCGCTATGAACATCTTAGTAACAGGTGGATTAGGGCTTATTGGTCATAACGTAGTTCGACGACTGCAGACACAGGGCCACACAGTAAGTATCATTGATACAAAAACCAATTACGACATTATTCCTCAGGAAGAAATCGATTATCTTATAGCACAACGTTCACAGGGATTAGACTTGACAAAATACTATTGTCTTGACATTGTGAATAAATGGACCATGGAGTCATGCTTTAGTATCGATAAGCCCGAAATAGTCATACACATGGCCAGTTTCCCCCGACAGAAGGTAGTGAATGCTCACCCAGGCCGCGGCAGCCGAACCATGTCAGAAGGCTTGTTGAATCTCCTGGACCACAGCAACATGTATGAAGTTCGAAAATTTATCTATATTTCAAGTTCAATGGTCTACGGTGATTTCAAAGATGATGTCACAGAAGATGCAGAGTGCAGCCCGCAAGGACAATATGGTATTCTTAAACTAGCAGGGGAATGGTTGGTCAAAGATTATGCTCGTCGTACTAATCTTGCTTATACTATCATACGACCCAGTGCAGTCTACGGTCCCCTTGATGTAGAAGACCGTGTGATAAGCAAGTTTATTCTCAATGCCATGCGAGGCATTCCACTCAAAGTCAACGGTGCCAGCGAAACACTAGATTTTACCTATGTAGACGATGCTGCCGACGGAATTGTTGCTGCCGCTCTTTCTGATCGCACAGACAACAAGACCTATAACATTACCAAAAGCCACAGCCACAGCCTATTAGATGCTGCCAATCTAGCAGTCAAGGTTGCAGGTAAGGGTGACATCATTGTAGGCAATCGTGATTTGGATTTTCCCAGCAGAGGTGCTCTAAACATTGATGCTGCTCGCAGAGATTTTGGATTTGATCCAAAAGTTGATGTAGCCGAGGGTTTTGAGATATATTATAACTGGATTAAAAATTCAGAATATTGGAAGAACAATCTATGAAAGATACATTTGTAATTACTACTTTTAGTAAAACCAATTACGAAGAATATGCTGAAAAAACTGTTGCATCTTGGAAAAAGAATTGGCCTAGTAATTGGAAATTAGTTACTGTTGATGCCGAAGTTGATATTGGTGAAGATATAAAACTAGATTGTCCTGAAAAACATGCATGGATAGATTTGGTCAACACAACAGGAATAAAAAACACTCCACCCAAAGGGCATTTAAAACAATGGGAAAAGTTTTGTCATAAATCGTGGGCACAAATTACTGCGTTTGAAGAATTAAAATCCGGTTATGTTATTTGGCTAGATGCCGATGTTCAATTTTTAAGCATGCCGCCTGTTGATTTGGTAGAAAAAGAAATAGCTGGAATGTTCAGTGGATATTTAGGAAGAGATCAATATATTCATAAAAGCAAAGACGGTATGCATTCAGCTCCAGAAACTGGAATTATATTTTATGATTTAGACCATCAATATGCAAACACGCATTTTTCTAAATTAAAAGAAGTTTATTCAGATCTCAATCTATTCGAATATCCTGCATGGAGCGACGAAGTAATTTATGGGTTACTTAGAGATTTAAATCCAGCAGTATATAAATCAATGACTCCGATACATTCAAGATTTCCGCTACCTATTAGCCATTTATCAAAATATTTCGAACACTGGATGGGCACAGGTAAAATGTATTTTAAAGATGTTCAGGGACTAAAATATAAAAATAAAACCAAAACTTCTTAATTTTTAAATATATAGATTATTTGATATTCGTCAAATATTGGATATATTTTTTTATTTTGCAGGTACTGATATATTGCACGTCCTTTACCAGTTCTAGTTCCGTTAAGTAAAAAAGAATTGTCATCAATTGCAACAACACAATTTTTAAGATAAGGTTCGATTGCTAAAAACTCTTGTAAATGATGATTGGCGCTTGGTTTATCGTTTTGCCAATCAACATCGTAGCTATCTAAATAAAAAAGATCAACATTTTCCAAGTCACGTAACGATTTAAGCCAGTCCACGCTGTCACTACAAACAGATTTATAGTATCGATTATCTATAAACTGATTAGCAATATTGACTGCTTGTTGGGATATATCTACAGATCTTACAAACCCGTCGTGTTGTTTGACTAGCTCAGAAAATAAAAATCCGCTGTTGCCATCTCTCCAATTTCCTGGATCTCTAACAGTTCCTGTTTCAATAATTTGAAATTCTTTTTCTTTTATTTTAAAAAGTTCTTCAAAAATAATTGAAAACCCTTTACTTCGATCGTAAGGGTTTACTTTTAATCCTCGTTTTGGTCCGTTAATCTTTAAAGAAAGTTTTTCTTTGTATAATAAATTATAATTGTCTATCCAATTGGTCACATTCATTCCTTAATTATTAAAATCAATACGTTTCTTAGATTTTGCAGGAGATCCAGCGTACAGATATCCGCCTTCGTATACTCCCGGCAAAAGTACAGATCCGGCTCCTATTACAGCATAATCACCGATAGTGCATGGTCCCATTATAACCGAATGGCTGGATATCCATACACCTTTACCGATAACTATATCACCGCCTTCTTTAGGATGTTGTTTTCTAATTTGGTCTTTTTGAGTAATATCGTGGGTTCCAGTTAGTACCGATACATGATTTCCAAAAAAAGTATGATCGCCTATAACTACGGTTCCTGAAGAGAGGTTAAAAAAAGTATTAACTAACTCGACACTTGCCCCACAGCGTAATCGCTTTGTTGATCCCCAAAAGGATGGAGTTCTTAATAGTCGTTGACTAATTAAGGGAGTTAATAACTCGGCTAGTTTGTTCAAATCGTCATTTGAGAAATTATTTTGCATACTAGTCCGGGATTATTCCTTGTACCAAAGAAAGTCGACACCGTGTGTTAGTATACACGTATACCCCAATTCTGACATATAATTATGATATGTATTATCGCCTCGTTGATAAGCATTATCTTCAAGACAAATATAAGAAATCCTCTGCTCCGTCCAGTCGATACATTTTAATATAGGAAGCTCGGCTCCTTCTACATCGATCTGTAAATAATCAATGTGTAACGGAAGTTCTAAACTATTCCAAGATTTGCAGGAAAGTTTAATCACGTTGACCTGGGACGATGTATAGGTATCTACGGTCGATGAGCTACTTTCTAATAGTTTTCGATGTAACTCGTCGTATGATTCAACAATTCCGTTCCACTCTGGTTTGTCTGGAAAAAGAGCATAATCAACTTCTCCGTCATGGTCGTATACAGCAACATTTATACAACGACATTTTCTATTTTGAATTAGTTGTTCGTAACTTGGAGGAGACGCTTCGATGCAAACTCCGTCCCAACCTGCATTTTCTAAAATAATAGTGCTATTTTTCTTTCGACCATCCCATGCACCGATCTCTACATAAAATCCAGGGTTTTCTTTCCAAATGGTATCGAAAAATATACGACTGAGTCTAGGTTCTTTCATTGTGCCTTCCTTATAAAATATTTATCACTATAATATACCCAGATAAATATCTGCATGAAAACAATTGTAATTGCAACAGGTGGATTTGACCCCATTCATTCAGGTCATATTAATTACGTTAAAGAGGCTAAAAAACTAGGCGATGTTTTGATCGTGGGAGCAAACTCCGATACCTGGTTACGCCGTAAAAAGGGGCAAGAGTTTATGCCCTGGGACGAACGTGCTAGTATTCTAAGTGCTATTAAAGATGTAGACCGTGTTATCAACTTTGACGACTCAGACGGTAGTGCAAAAGACGCTATTAGAAAAGTAAGATCAATATATCCCAACGATAAAATTGTATTTGCCAACGGCGGCGATAGAACAGATAAAAATATTCCAGAGATGGATTTAGCCGACAATAATATTGAGTTTGCATTTGGTGTCGGCGGCTTTAATAAAGCAAATTCAAGTTCTTGGATTTTACAAGAATGGAAAGCTCCTAAGACTCTACGCCAGTGGGGCTACTATCGTGTGCTACATGAAGTGGCTGGTATGAAAGTTAAAGAGCTTACTGTGGAACCTGGTAAAAGTCTGAGTATGCAACGCCATCAATTACGTGCAGAGTACTGGATGGTTAGTGAAGGTGAGTGTGTAGTTAACTCTATGATGCCGAACGGGTATGCATTGCCATCAAAGCATTTAACTAAACATCAAGAATTTAAAATTCCTGTCACCGAATGGCACCAATTAACTAATCCATTTAAAGTTCCGTGCAAGATTGTAGAAATACAATACGGTGAACAATGCGTTGAAGAGGACATTGAACGAAAATGAAATTAAACGATTGGATCTTCCTTAGTAAGGAAGGCAAAGATGAGTATATTAATATGTTTGCTATTGGAAGTGGCGGACGTGTTGTTTCTTCGGACGAGTTTAACTATGAAGATACTCCTGACCACCCGATAGTAATGCGTGGTATTTTAAAACATAAAATTATGAAACGCTGCTGGTTAGGTGGCAGAGATTTTTATTATATGGATACCGGATATCTAGGAAATCAAAAAAGTCCGTTAAACCCCATGGGCTGGAAACACTGGCACCGCGTGGTGAAAAATGATTTGCAACACGGCAACATAGTTCCAAGACCGGGTGATAGATTTGAAAGATTACATATTCCAATAAGCAAGTGGAAGAAAGACGGAAGCAAAATTCTAATTGCTAAACCAGATGAAAAACCTTGTATTTTTTACGGAATCAATCTTGACGAGTGGGTCAGCGAAACTATTGAGACAATAAAAAAATATACCGATCGACCTATTGAAGTTAGAGAACGGGCTAAAGAAAGAATTGCACGGGTAGAACATAATACACTAAAAGATGCACTTGATAGAGATGTATTTGCATTAGTCACATTCAACAGTGTTGCAGCAACAGAAGCTGTTCTGCATGGCATTCCCTCATTTACACTGGCACCATCAAACGCTGCCAGTCCAGTATGCTTACAAGATTTAAGTAAAATAGAAACACCTTATTATCCTGACAAAGATAAAGTGTATGCATGGGCTTCCCATCTTGCCTATGGTCAATATCATATCGACGAATTAAAAAATGGTGACGCTTGGAGATTATTAAATGGATTATGATATGTTACCAATTTTTATTGGTTATGACAGCCGAGAGGATATTGCTTATCGAGTATGTGAATATTCTATATACAAACACACACCCGAAGCTGAAGTTAAACCCTTGAAACAAGATGTACTACGTAAAGAAGGGCACTATACTAGAGCCAAAGATGAATTAAGTTCTACAGAATTTACCTTTACTAGATTCATGGTTCCATACTTGATGGAGTACAAAGGGTGGGCATTATTTTGTGATTGTGATTTTGTTTGGACTGAAGATATTAAACAGTTGTTTCAAAAAACAGATCCTAAATATGCAGTAATGGTAGTAAAGCACAATCATACGCCAAGTAGTACTACTAAGATGGACGGAGCTCAACAAACGCAGTATCCTAGAAAAAATTGGTCAAGTATGGTGCTATGGAATTGTGCGCACCCGCAAAATCAAACTCTAACACTTGATAAAGTTAACTCGGCCTCCGGTCAGTTCTTACATAGATTTGAATGGCTCAATGACGATGAAATTGGCGAATTAGATATACGATATAATTTTTTAGTTGGGTGGAATAAAGAAAGTGCGGTCGGTAAACCAGTTGCGTATCATTGGACTGAAGGCGGCCCATGGTTTCCTGCCTACAAAGATTGTGAATATAAAGATGTCTGGTATCAATACCTAATAGATTATACACAAGAATTAGCATTAAACAATACACAAACCCATACCGCAATAACTTGGGTCACTTCTTTATCTAGATCTTACTATGAAGAAATTGCCAATCTAACAATGCCGTCGTGGGGAGACCTACCGGGCGATCTTGTTATTGTATGGGACGATAAACCTGTCGATTTAGGATTTGGAAAAGTATTTAATTTTTGGAAGGATGTAGTGACTCCGGAAGATCCGTGGATTAAAGAAGGCATGGGTGGCACAAAAGCAGATCGTTTCTGGAAAAAGAGTCGGGTTCAAATATGGGCTGCAAGAAAATATAGAGGTTTAGTAGTTTGGATTGATGCTGACATTATGCTAACCAAACGACTAACAAAATCAGAAGCTATTGAAAAATTGCATCCTAGACAGGATCTGTGGGGAACTTTAAACTGTGGCGATGACTTTCATGGAAAAGATTTTATCGATACCGGTATTGTAGCATTTAATACAAGACATGAACATTTTGAAGAATTTATTAGAGATTATTCGTTGATGTGGTACGATGGTAGGATTTACAACTTGCCACAGCCGTATGATCATTATGCTGTTACCGAGCTACGAAATAAATGGAAAATGAAAACATATGTCCCTCATTTTAGTACATGGACTACAACGCATTCTGATATTATAAATCGATATGCCATGGAAAATAGCTATCTCAAAGATAATTTTAAACATTATCTTGGAATTGATAATAAAAATCTCTTAAACGATTCTGCCGGTCGGCCAGTTAAAGAAAAGAAGAAAAAATGAAAATAGTTGCCTATCTAAGTTGTTTGCCTCCAAACAATAAAAATTCAGAGAAGGGAGAAATACTTTCTCGGTTTGCAACCGGAGTAGCAACTTCTGAAGATGAGGTAGTAATACATAACCAAATGACGTTAATAGAATGTGACGTTGCTGTCATGGTAGGCTGGGTGCATGAAAATTCAAAAAATACACCGCATTTGACATTTAGAAAAAATATTATAGACACACAACATGTTACAGGAAAGCGTATTTTACTAGCAGATAGTAATTTATTTTTGTATAAAAATACAACAAATCCCGGACACTATTTGCGTTACAGTTTTGATGGAGTCTTTCCAAACACCGGCAATTATTGTGACAAAGATATTGACCCCAGTCGCTGGACAAAACTTTCTCATAATTTAAATGTTCCTTTAAAAGAATACAGAAATACCGGCGGCCATATTTTATTATGTTTACAGCGTAATGGTGGATGGAGTATGGGGTCATATGATGTTGTGGACTGGACTGCAAAAATTGTCCGCGAATTAAAATTACATACTGACAGAGAAATTGTTATTCGTGCTCATCCTGGAGACAGGGGATCACGAGATTATCTAAGCCCTAACAACCTAATGAAAAAAATTGGATTGTTAAAAGGAGTTCGATTATCTAAACCAGAAACATCATTAGTTGATGATTTAAAAAACTGTTGGGCTGTGGTAAATCATAATTCAAGCCCAGGTGTTGGTGCTGCTATTGAAGGGTATCCTGTATTTGTTACAGATCCTGAAAGAAGTCAATGCGCAGAAATTGCAAATTTAGATCTTGCACAAATAGAAAATCCCAATCTTCCAGATAGACAAAAATGGGCCGAACGGTTAGCAATGTTCCATTGGAACTTTGAAGAAATAACAAATGGAGATGCCTGGCGGCATATGAGGAAGTACGTATGAAAATTGAAATCATTACAAGTTTTAATGAACGATATTATAATGGCATTGGTAAAGAATGTGTAGAAACATGGTTAAAATACTGGCCAACTAATTTAAAACTAACCTGTTACGTAGAAGAATTTCAATTGCCTGAACAAGATAGAATAAAACAAATATCTTTTACAGAACTAGGCGTCGACTACGAAAATTTTCAAAAAGACCCAAAGTACAAAAATCGAGTAAAGATTTTTTCTAAAAAAGCATACAGTATAATTCATGCTTTTAAAAATTCAACTGCTGACAGAATTATTTGGATAGATGCTGATGTACTAACGTTAAAAGACGTACCAATTGAGATTATAAAAAATTTATGTCCAACTGATACATTGTTGACATACATGAGAGTATGGCATCATCTAGACAAAGCAAATTTACAAAGTTCTTTAGTGCCTAGCGCCGAAAGTGGAGTTTTTGCAGTTAATACTGAACATCAAAGCTTTCATCAGTTTGCAGATAGATACGCAGAGTATTATAATAAAAGACTTGATAAGAATATTAGAAGATTTTACGACGGCGAAGTGTTAGGTGCAGTTGCAAAAGAATTTGAAACATCAAATAAAATTATAGATTTGTGCCAAGATTTCAAAAAACCCTATCGTACTCCTATAGGCCACACAATATTAGCACCATACCTTCACCATTATAAAGCAAAAGCTGCTAAGTCAGATTTTTTTAATGATGAGTAACCCAATAGCTTTCTCGTCTAGCTTTAATTAGATCGGAAGTTTTGCTCTTGCCGTAATCTTTGCGATTACCTTTAAGGTGGTCCAAATATGCCCCCCACGCACTATTAATTAATGGATGCCCTTCACCTTTAATTAATCCCTGACTCCAGTCGTACCATTGCCAACTAGGATTGCGGTGTTTCACTTCTTTGCGAACTTCGTCAAACACCCAACAATCATTCCATTCACTCATTTCAAATAGTCTACCAGTATCATACGCTTTTTGAAACTCAACTAAAAATTCTTGGGTAGCTGAATTGCGTAAATTCATAGAATATAAACCGCATTCGGTAAACTTCTTTTCACGTCCTAAGAATCCAAGCCCGATTGCAGGGCTAGCCATGCGTTGAATAAAGTCGTGTGCTATAGGAGTGTGGCACACCATATCAGCATCCATCCAAAATAATACATCAGCATCGGTATTTCGAGCAGCATGACATACTGCATAAATTTTATGACTAAATCTGATAGCATCCCACCTAAATCCCAATCCTGGTTGTTTTTTAATTCCTGGAATAATTGGCGGAATGGGTTCGAGGCCATTTGCTTTAGGTACATCTTTCCATTTATTTTTAAAGGCAACTAACTCTGGAATAGAACTATGTAAATCTCTAACAACTAGATTAGGTGCTATTTCTTCTACTTGATGATCTTCGGGATATACATATAGAGTTACGTCACTCGGCCATGTTTTAATAAAAGTTTGAATCATTTTACGAGCATACTGATCGTAACCCTTTTTGTGGAATGTACTAACGACAGCTATTTTCATTTGGTTTGTAATGTCCACTCTGGTTGAGTTGTCCCACCGTATCGATTGATATCAGCTTCTATCATCATCTTAACAAGCCCATCAAAATCTGTTTTACGTTTCCATCCTAATACAGTTTCTGCTTTAGTTGGATTACCACACAGACTATGTAATTCTGCTGGACGCACAAATGCTGGATTAGTCTCAATATAGTTTTTCCAGTTATCAATACCAGCATGTTTGAATGCACATTCTAATAGATCACCAATGGTATATTGTACTCCAGTGGCAATAACATAATCGCCTGGCTCTGGTTGCTGTAGCATTAGCCACATGGCTTCAACAAAGTCTCCTGCAAATCCCCAGTCACGTTTAGAATCTAGATTTCCTAGAATAATTTTGTCTTGTAGGCCAAGTTTAATACGAGCAACGCCGTCTGTAATTTTGCGTGTGACAAATTCTTTGCCTCTAATAGGACTTTCGTGATTAAACAAAATACCATTTGATGCATGTAGGCTATAACTTTCTCGGAAGTTTACAGTCATCCAGTATGCGTATAATTTGGCAACACCGTAAGGACTACGTGGGTGAAAAGGGGTCAGTTCATCTTGTTGACCGCCCCTACTATTGCCAAACATTTCGCTAGTACTGGCTTGATAGTAGCGTGTGTCTGGACTGTGTTGTTTGACAGCATTTAAAATATTCAACACGCCAACAGCATTTACTTCAGTGGTCATTTTGTTTAAATCCCAACTAGCTCCGACAAAACTTTGCGCAGCAAGATTATAAAACTCATTTGGTTTTAAACTTTTTACCAAATGATTCATACATCCGTCGTCTGTAATGTCTCCAGTAATGAGCTCAATATCGTTTTCAATGCCAAGAAATTTAATATTTTCAAGATTAGGATTTGAATACCTTTTTACAAGTCCGTATACTTTGTATCCTTTTTCTACAAGTAATTTTGCAAGATATGGTCCATCTTGTCCAGTCATCCCAGTAACAAATGCAATTTTTTTCATACTTTATCCTATTGTTTAAATTTCCATAATTGATGTCGCTTTGCTAAATCAACTAATTCGTAATGTGCTTGATCCACTATCCAGCGGGTAATTTTTTTATCAAGATGTTCGCCAGACCAAATCATGAGTGTTGGTTTGTGGTGTTGAAATATTGATCGAAATTCGGGCAAATGGCGCAGTCCAGCGGGTTCTACATATATTAGACCCGATTCAGGCATTAGACCAATGTCGCTTATTTGTTCTCGATAAACAATATTTTTTTTCTTAACTAAAGGCACGGTTACAGAAAATGCAAAAACCGTTCCAAACGCTGCCGACAACGGGATTAACATGTCGTCAGACGCTTCGACAGCAATAGCTGTTTGCGTAGACCTAGCAAATTTCTTAAGTTTTTTAGTAACGTCACTCATGTTTTCAATTAAATACTGTGTTATTTATAATCCATAAAATGCGACTAAAAATTTATCGACAATTCGGCGCTCTCAACAGCCAACCTGTATTTGATGCATTTTCTGCTGGAGTGCTTGCATTGGGTCACGAAATAGTCGATACTAACGAAGATGTTGCAGTTATATGGTCAGTCCTTTGGCAAGGGCGTATGTTAAAGAATCAAATTGTATATCGAAATTGTATAACTCAAAATGTTCCAATAATGATTATTGAAGTAGGAAATTTATTACGAGGAGTTACCTGGAGATTGAGCTTGGGAAATATCAACGGAAATGGTATTTTTGCCAATCAAGAAAATTTAGATAGAGATAGACCAGAAAAATTAAAAATTAAATTAAAACCCATCATTGAAAGTCGATCAAACGGTATTTTAATAGCTAGTCAGCATAAACATAGCCTGCAGTGGGAAGGAATGCCGACAATGGAAAAATGGATAGAAAAAACTGTTAAAAAAATTAGACAATATTCGGACAGAAAAATTATTGTAAGACCACATCCAAGATCTCCAATACAAATAACTTTGTTAGATGGAGTAGAAATAGAAACTCCAAAAAAATTGCCGGACAGCTATGACAATTTTGACATTGACTATAATTATCATTGTGTTATAAATCATAATAGTGGGCCTGCTGTTCAAGCAGCCATTCACGGTACCCCAATAATTTGCGGTGAAAGTAGTCTGGCTCATTCAATTAGTGGAACTATAGAGAATTTAGAAAATATTTGTCTACCTCCACGAGAAGAGTGGTTTTTAAAATTAACTCATACAGAGTGGACTCTACAAGAATTGAGATTAGGCATCCCACAATCGCGACTAATTGCAACTATATAGTTGTTGACATATAGAAGTTTATGTGTTATTATATAGTATGGACAAACCTACCTACATTGAAGATATTTTTCTAGAATTCCACAATAGGCTGGTTAGTGTCACAACAGTGTCACAACAAGATATATTAGCAAGTGCAAGTTTTTATAATTTAATTAGTGCGGGAAACAATGTAACTGAATCTCAAAGCCGGTTTATGTTAAAATTGTTAGAAAAATACAAAACATATGTCAGTTCGCTGGAATTTAATTACAAAGAAAATTTAGTTAAGCCTGAATGGCGGCAACCTTTTCGGATTCTCGATGACACAAAAAAGATTTATATAGAAATTGATAATGCTGGAAAACAGTGGATCTGTCTCAAGCATCCGTTTGCATTAAAAGACAAATTTAACAAGGAAGTTCAACCATCACTAACTGATGATCGTTCATTCTGGGACCCAGAACAACGAGTTCGTAAATTTTCCATATACGATATTAATCTAATATTACTGCAAAAATTTATTTCAGATAACGGATTTATTATTGATAACACGTTCTTGGATTATGCTGCTACTGTGGAAGAAATTTGGCAAGAATCTGTGAATTTTTTACCCTACTGCATGGTTTCTGATAACGAAGTTGTTTTAAAAAACTCAAACGAGTCTACACAAACATACTTTGAAAAAAATAAAAAAGAAAATATCTTTGATAATTTACTATTAGCAAAAAATCTTGGGTTCAGATTAGAAAAAATCACAAAACCTGAAAATTTGGTGGAAAAAATCGCCTCTGAACATGCAACGAAATTTTGGTTGAAAGATATTGAAAAATTTTTTACTATCTATAAAAACATATCAGGGGTGGTTTGTGTTATTGTCGATGACAATGCTGATCCACAAGCATGGATTGAAAAGTTTATCGATACTTCGAAGAAAAATGATGTAAACTCTGAAGAAATCCGAGTTTGTTTTAGAACACGAAACGATGAAAATCCCAAATTCAATGATTGGATTAAAAATAATAATCTGGGCGGACCAATCGATAATGCACGGCTACTAATTTTTAAAAATAAACCCCCTAAGTGGTTGTTTAAAGATAAGATAGATGTTAAAATTATAGTTGTGAATAAGCCGTTTCCACCTAGTAGCATAATTACGCAATCGTGGATTAGTAATCATCCTTGTGTAATTTATCTAGACAAACTGAGGCCATCTATCACTAAGGAAAAAAATATTGTCGACTTGTAAACTTACAATTAGAGATGAAGTAAACATTAAGATTGATGGGCTTAGTGTAGAAATACGGCGCAAGATTGTTAACAAATTAAAGTTCGATCTGCCATATGCAAGACATATGCCAGCATATAAATTAGGCCGATGGGATGGAACTAAAACTTATTTTGGTATTGGTGGTACTGGTTATCTTGCACACTTGGATGTCATATTACCCATCATAGAAGATGCAGGATATGAAATTGATGTGGAAGATTTACGCAATCATAATACATTTACATTTACTAACGTTACAGAAAACTATTGGTCGGATCAAGGAAAGACTTGGCCTAAAGGGCATCCTCAAGCAGGTCAGCCTATCATACTGCGTGATTACCAGTATGATGTTGTTAACAAGTTTTTAGAAAATCCTCAAGCATTACAGGAGGTAGCTACAGGTGCCGGCAAAACAATTACTACTGCTACGCTTAGTCATCTTTGTGAGCCTTATGGCCGTACAATGGTTATTGTTCCTAACAAATCACTAGTTGTACAAACTGAAGAAGATTATAAAAATCTTGGACTTGATGTTGGAGTATACTTTGGTGATCGCAAAGAATTAGGCAAGACCCATACCATTTGTACTTGGCAAAGTCTTAACGTATTAGACAAGAAAAGTTATGACACAGATGCGCTATCTTTAGCAGAATTTACTGAGGGTGTAACCGCCATAATCATTGATGAAGTGCATCAAGCTAAAGCCGAAGTGCTAACAAAATTGCTAACAATCAACTTTAGAAACTGTGCGATTCGTTGGGGACTTACCGGAACAGTACCTAAAGAAGCATTTGAATTTCAAGGTATTTTAGCCAGTATTGGTCCGGTAATTAATCAAGTGTCAGCACACGATTTACAGGAAAAAGGTGTTCTTGCACAACTGAATATTAATGTATTACAGACAAATGAGGTTCAAGTTTTTAGAAGCTTCCAAGACGAATACTCATTTTTAGTAACAGACGATGATCGACTAACTTGGATTGCAAACAAAATTAAAACATTATCACTAAGTGGAAATACTCTAGTATTAATTAATAGAATTGATACCGGCAATAAATTAATAGAACGATTGCCCGAGGCTGTATTCGTTAGTGGCGGAATGAAACTAGACGATAGGAAAGAAGAGTATGATGAAATTAAAACTAGTGATGACAAGATTATTGTGGCGACTTACGGTGTGGCCGCTGTGGGTATTAATATCCCTAGGATTTTTAATCTGGTTCTTCTTGAGCCCGGAAAGAGCTTTGTCAGAGTTATACAGAGTATTGGGCGAGGTATTAGAAAAGCAGAAGACAAGGATCATGTAGAGATCTGGGACATAACTAGTGCCTGCAAATATAGCAAGCGGCATCTAACAGAGCGCAAAAAGTTTTACAAGGATGCAAAGTATCCCTTTACAGTAACCAAGGTAACCATATGAGAATTTTAACACTGAACAATAGATCTTTTGATCTAAACGAATTACCGGATGAGGTAGATGAAGATACACGATTTAGTGTGTTAGATAATTCAAATCCTAATGAACCAGATTTTTTCTTTATGCCGCTAATTTTTCTTGAATCATTTAATAGTCCTGCTATTTTATTAAATGTTGGAGGCTATGCAGTCCAAATGCCTTTAGACTGGTGTATGGTAGTTGGTGACAAAGATTGCGGGCTCGATCCAGAAGTTTTACCATTAACTAGTATTAACGAACGTGGATTTGATGCAATGTGTTTTAATCCTATTAACGGATTTAAAGTTGAATTTCGACCAATTGAAATTGTAAATATCTATCAAGACGTTCGTTGGTATTTTCCAAAGATGAAAAATGGCCAACTACTAACAGTGCCTTTACACGACGGCGATAGCCCTCCGTGTGTTTACTTTGTTAAAGAAGTATCAAGACAATGTGAAGTAATTCAATTAGATAAAATATTATAAGGACTAATATGAAAGCAGGAAAAGTATGGGGACAGACTGAATTGCTAGAAGCTAATGGTGTACTAGAATTTCACCGCATTGAAGCCAAGGCCGGCGGAGTGTGTTCCAAGCACAAACACAAGTTTAAATGGAACGGATTTTTTGTTGAATCAGGTGAAATGATTATTCGAGTATGGAAGAATAATTATGATCTAGTAGACGAAACCTTGTTAAAGGCAGGTGATTATACCAAAGTTGCACCCGGAGAGTATCATCAGTTCGAAGCGGTTACCGATTGTGTTGCCTTTGAATTGTATTGGGCAGAATTTGACCATAACGACATTGAACGCGAAACAGTTGGACATGCAAAGAATGGGAAACCTTAAACCAGGAGCATCTTACGTGTACGAGCGAGAGCAAGGCACCGTGTATGCTCATGAAACGGGAACTGATCCTAGTACTAGACAACCAATTGGGTGGAATTACGATCCTGGAGAATCGCCCCGATTCGATGCTCGAACGGATGACAGAAGACCGTTGCACGAACACATAATGGAAAACAAGTTATGGGGTGATATTCGACAAGCTGCAAAAACAAATATCACTTTACAAGATGCCCTAGAACGTGTTAAAATATTGTATCACTTGAGCAAAGAAAATGGGACAAAATAAACACGTAGACCTTTTTAAGGATATGATTCCGGCAGTAGACTTGGGTCTTATGGACCTATGGGATGCTGTTACTGAGGAAGGTCGAAAAGAAATTAAAGGCGACTTTTGGAATCTTAATCGTTACATCAGTAATGTTAAATCTAATAATAAAGAGTTGCAAGAACACTTCCTGTTAACTACAAACGAATTTTATAACAAGCACTGGAATGACATTCAAAAACATCCCAAGTTAGTTTGGCAAACTTTATGTATGTGTAGTCATGAAAGTAAAAAAACTCAATTTCACGAATGGATTCCTTTAAAGAAACAAAAGAATAAAAAGGTTGAATTTTTGTCGGAACTATTTCCTAATATGAAAATAGCAGATGTTGAAACATTAGCTACTGTAACTACTGACAAAGAAATTAAGGAATACTGTGCGACACTTGGTTGGGATAAAAAGCAAGTCAATGCAATTAAATTTTAAATGCGAACATTGTGAAAAATTATTTGCTAAAGAAAAAACTTTAGTAGTTCACATCTGCGAACAAAAACGTAGACATTTAAGCAAAAATGAAAAGCATGTTCAAATGGGGCTGTTAACTTTCCAGCGGTTTTATGAGCTCACACAAAAAGCAAAGCAACCAAAAACTTTTGAGGAATTTGCATCAAGTAGTTTTTATACAGCGTTTGTTAAGTTTGGTAGCTTCATGGTTAATACCGCTCCGATCTATCCAGAAAGATTTATTGACTTTGTTGTTAAGAGTGGAGTTAAATTAGATCACTGGTGCAGAGACGAGTTATACGACAAATACATCAGCGAACTAATTAAAATAGAACCTGCAGATGGCGCTGTACAACGAACGATCCAGTCTATGATGAATTGGGCAGATAACAACTCTGCACCGTGGGAACACTATTTTGCTTATGTTAATTTAAACAGAGCTACACACGATATTAAAGAAGGTTTAATAAGTCCTTGGATCTTGTTAAATACCAAAGCAGGAAAAGAAATGCTTCAGCGCATGAATGACGAACAATTAGAAATTGTTGGTCCGGTAATTGACCCACAATTCTGGATGCGTAGATTTAAATCTTTACCGGCAGATATTGAACTTATTAAAGACGTCATCAAGGAGGCGAAAATATTATAATGGCCAAACGACCAGATCCTGAGATTCAAGAAGAAGAATTAAAAGACAACGAAGAATTTATTTCTAGAGATGACATTGATATTGAAGTAGTAGTTGCAGAAGATACTAACGATGTATATGTAAAATTTTCTGGTTTTGATGATGATGAAGATGCAGCAGAATATGCAGAATTTTTAGCAGAAACATTGCCATTACTGTTATTTGAAACTACGAGGTTACAATAATGCCAGACATCGATATTGACTTTGTTGATAGAGAAGCCGCACTTAAATTATTTAAATATACAACTGCAAGTCGTCTTGAAAATAATAATCTAGTGAAACACAATACCGGAGTCTATCTACACGATGTTCCAGTAGATCCGATCACTGGATTATGTTCTATCCCATATGACCAAGCAGAGGATAAGTTTTTTAAAATAGACTTTCTTAATGTTGGGATTTATAAAGGTGTTCGAGATGAGGCACACTTAACACAACTAATGGGGACTGAACCACTATGGGATCTACTAGAACAAGACGACTTTAGCAACTTGCTATTTCATGTGAATGGACATGGGTCTATCTTAAAACAAACAAAGCCGCAGAGTGTGGAACAATTAGCGGCAGTACTTGCAATGATTCGTCCCGCCAAGCGTTACTTGATAGGAAAAGGATGGAACGAAATCAATTCAGAGGTGTGGGTAAAGCCTATAAACGATGACTATTTCTTTAAGAAAAGTCATGCTACTGCATATGCTGTAGCCATTGTAGTACAAATGAATTTAATTTGCGAAAATATTAGTTATGGGTTTAGTTAAGTTGCTTTTCTAACTAGCGTAATAGATTTTCGTTTAATTCTTTTTGTTATAATATCATTTAAACTTGTGCATGGGCCTAATACAAGTCTAACATCTTTAGTTGAAAAATTCTTAATTGCGTATCTAAACTCAAAAATTTCTCTAGATAAAAATATATTAATGGGGATTTGCCTATTTGATTCCCACCACCAAGCTTCTCCTAATTCTAAAAACTTGGCTTTTTCTGGATCTGTTTTAATAGAAGCATAATCATAAAGGCTAGTTATTGCGGCATCTTGATTGATGATAATACCCACGTATTCTTGGCTAACGTGAGTGATAACGCTAATAAACGGAAAATTTTCTTGTAGGTTTTCTGTAATTCTCATACTAAATATATTAAAGGGTCGACAAATGTATGCAACTAATTCCAGTTTATTTATATCCAAACAAGGTCGACGTCTACACAAATGTCCCTGGGACATGGACCACGGAGAGGTATCGAAAAGTGTATAATCGAACTGTAAAGCTGTTTCGTGGTGCCGATAACCGTGTTGATATTCAGATAAGAAACTCTGACGAAAAAGCATTAAATGTAACCGGCTCCACAGTATCATTTAGCCTTATTAGGTACAGCAACCAAAGTTTAGTGGTTACAAAAACTTGCACACCTATTGATATAACCAAAGGTAGATTTTACGTAACTATTACCGAACAAGAACTGTATGATATCAACAATGGGTTTTATCAATACTCGGTCTACAAAGAAACTCCAACAGGAGTAAAAACTCCATTATATATTGATAGTCAGTATGGTGCTGTAGCTAACATCGAAGTTGTAGGCGACATAAAAGGTAATTTGCAACCGAGCCTTGATATAATCGAGTTTGCTGAATATAACCCCGGTGTGTTTGGAGAAATTGGTAATATATTTTTTACTAGCAGTCTAATAGATACAAATTATGAATCAGAAGTTAGTAACAGTACACATACATTTGCGTTTTATTCAACAGGATATACTGGATCGGTAAAAATACAAGCAAGTTTAGACGAAAGTGCTGCACCTAATAATTGGACAACAATTACTACAATTTCGATCAATAATGACCCGTTAATGTATTCAAACGTTACCGGCAAATGGAAATGGTTTCGAATTGTGCATACTCCGGTAACTAATTCTACCGGAAAGTTTGACAAAATAACGTATAGATAGTATACTAGTGCTATGGCCCTAGTCGTAGACACTTTTCGTAAACTAATACCTCCCCGTGCTAAGTCGAGCCCTAGCGGATGGATCAGTTTTAATGCCCCATGTTGCAGTCATCGTGGACATAGTTCAGATACTCGTAAACGTGGCGGGCTTATGGTTGGCGATTCAATTGTATTCAATTGCTTTAATTGTAAATTTTCTACAGGGTGGAAGCCTGGGTCGTCACTAACTACTAAATTTAAAAATTTGTGTAAGTGGTTAGGAGCATCAGACGACGATATCAAGCACATGATATTCGATGCTATGAAAACCGAATCCGTTGACTATGTGCCTACAGAATCAAAAGAACTTGTAATATTCACGAAAAAAGAATTGCCGCCAGGCTCATTGCCTATTAAAGAATGGGCTAATCGATCATCATCATTATTAACTGAACTAGGTCCAGTATTAGAATATCTTGTTGATAGAGGGTTTGATCCAGCTGCCAATAATTTTTATTGGAGTCCTGAACCAGGATATTCTGATAGAGTTATCATTCCGTTTTTCTATAACGGAGAAATTGTTGGCAATACTGCAAGAAAAGTTCGTAACGGCAAACCAAAATATTTGTCAGATCAACATCCGTTTTTTGTGTTCAATGTTGACGAGCAAACAGAAGAAAAAAAATATGTATTTGTTTGTGAAGGCCCGTTTGATGCATTATCAATCGGAGGTGTTGCACTTCTCACTAATGAAATCTCTTCGCAGCAGGCCCGCATAATTAATAATATAGGATGTGAAGTTATTGTGATCCCAGATCAAGATATTCCAGGACTGGTATTGATTGATCAAGCAAAAGAATTAGGATGGAAGGTAGCATTCCCCACGTGGGACAATGATACTAAAGATTGTGCAGATGCTGTACAAAAATATGGAAAATTATTTGTTATTGTGGATGCTATAAAAACAGCCACTAACAATCCTGCTAAAATAGAAATTGAAAAAAGAAAACTTCGAGATAAGTTTGAATATATGGAGAATCAACATGGTTAAAAAAATACTAAATTTTATTTTATATCCCTGGCACAAGTATCAAGAACACAAGGCGTGGAAAAAACGTTTAGAAGAATTACGTAAACGTGATCCATTTATCTACAAATGATTGAGTGGGGGGTGAATGCCCTTAATCACGGTTCTAGTCTAGCTGTATTCAAGGACGGTAGTCTATGGTCCAACCAAGCGGGCTCTTCGGACGAGTTAGACAGCAAAATAATTACCGATGCCCTGCATGTTGGAGCACCGGATCGTATCTTTTGGTACGAACGTCCCTGGATAAAGAAGGCAAGACAACTACGTGCAGGCCAATGGCATCGTGTCTTAGACATGTCCGTACTTCCACGCAAATACATGAAAGCGCAACATTATGCTCCGATCACTTATACTCCGCATCATGCTAGCCATGCAGCCGCAGGCTACTATACCAGTCCTTTTAATCATTGTGCTATTGTGGTACTCGACGCCATAGGTGAGTTTGAATGTGCTACCATATGGGAAGGCAAGCAAGGAGAAATGCGCAAAGTGTGGAGTAGAAGCTATCCAAATAGTTTAGGATTATTTTACAGTGCATTTACACACGCTCTCGGAATGACTCCTATTCAAGATGAATATCAGTTACAACAAATGTCTGAAAAAGGCAATCCTAAAATTTTTTATTACAAAGTAAAGAAATATTTTACAGGTCTTTTAGAATTGAATTATAATTTTCACAAAGGTGTTAATGATCAAAAATTCTACATAGATAGCATAGAAGACGAATGCAATCTTGCTGCCGCTGTTCAATTAGTGTTTGAAGAACAAATTGCATTGATTATGAATAAGGCAAAAGAACTAACTAATTCAGATTGTTTAGTATACATGGGTGGATGTGCAATGAACAGCAAGGCAAATAAAAAAATTGTAGAGCCCATGTTTGAGTATCGTTGGTCATTGCCTAATCCAGGAGACCCTAGCAGTAGTATTGGAGCAGTATTGTATCACACTAAACAAAGAGAGCAAAAATACAACTTTGGTGTTGCAAAACATATAGAGATTCGTGTATAATAAAAGTATGCAGAATCACAAGCACAATAAAAAATATCAAGTAGGGGATCAGTGGTTAATTGACACGCAGTACACTAGATACAAAGAGTTTCTTCCATTCTTAGATCGTGATTCAAGTGAAGACTATGGTCGTGAAACTGTAGCCCAACATGCTAGTCAGTACCCGTTATGGCACGATCCGGATCAAAGTGTAATGTTGGCATACCCAAAGAAGTACGGTGGAGACTTTGAAGCACATCCGTTGTGGCATACAGTAGCAGATGGTGCTTATAAGTGGACTAACCGAAAATTAAAAGAGAATGGGATTGAATCTGAGATCCGACCAGTAATTAGTTGGTATATTGATTACAAAGAAGGTGGTTGGCAACCAATGCACACTCATTCTAAGAACTGTGTAACACAGATTATCTACATGGATGCACAGACTCATAGTGTTAAAGTTAACGAAGCCAATGTACCAGAATTTGATGGTAAGGAAGCACAATGGGGTTCAATGTTTGCATTAATGGCCAGTAAGGATGAAACAAAATACGTGTCTTTTATGAATTGGCCTGGAAGATGTGTTTTAATGAGAGGCGATATATTCCACGGTGTGTATCCTGTTAAATCAGTACCACGTAGAAGTATTATTATTGATTATATAATTTTAACATGATAAAAAATTACGATTACGAAGTACAGAAATTATATCTTGAACTTATGCTGGCAGACGCAGAAGTATTTGTTCGCTGTCAAGGTATTTTTGATCACACATTATTTGATCGCAAACTGCAAGATGCGGCAGAGTTTCTACATGAATATGCCAAAGGGTATAATGTATTGCCAGACTATGAAATGGTCAATGCCACCTGCAGAGTTGACCTCAAACGTCCAGAGGACCTCAAAGAAGGACACATGGATTGGTTCATGGATGAGTTTGAGAAGTTTACTCAACACAAGGCTCTTGAACGTGCAATTATACAATCAGCCGATCTATTAGAAAAACATGACTACGGTGCAGTAGAAGTATTGATCAAAGAAGCAGTACAGATTGGACTTGCTCGAGACATGGGCACAGATTACTTTGCTGATCCTCGTGGCCGATTGATGGGCATCAAGGACAAGAACGGACAGGTAAGTACAGGTTGGCCGACAATGGATAAAAGATTGTTCGGTGGATTCAATCGAGGAGAACTGAATATCTTTGCAGGTGGATCTGGTGCAGGTAAGAGTTTGTTCTTGGCTAACTTGGGTGTGAACTTTGCACTTGCAGGATTGAACGTGGTTTATCTAACACTGGAACTTTCAGAAGCACTAGTTAGTATGCGTATTGATGCAATGCTAACAGGAATAGCAACCAAAGACATCTTCAAGGACCTAGATGATGTTGAAATGAAAGTCAAAATCATTGGCAAGAAATCTGGACTGTTACAGGTCAAGTACATGCCAAGTGGCAAGACTGCCAATGATATCCGTGCATATCTAAAAGAATATGAAATCAAAGTAGGTAAGAAAGTAGATGTACTTCTAGTAGACTACTTAGACTTGTTGATGCCACTCAGCAAGAAGATTAGCCCAGCAGACTTGTTTATCAAAGACAAATATGTATCGGAAGAATTGCGTAACCTAGCAGTGGAAAAGAACTGTGTGTTCGTTACTGCGGCACAGTTAAATCGTGGTGCTGTGGAAGAAGT